GTTGGAACTGTGATAAATTACTTTAAATCTATATTTAATGATCCTGTACAGTCCTTAAAGGATTTTGGTAATGCAATAGTAGATAACTTAATAAATAGATTTGTACAATTAGGTGAAACACTAGGTCTAGTAGGTGATGCAATATCTTTACTTTTTGAAGGTAAATTTGCAGAAGCACAATTAAAAATTAAAGAAGCAGCTATAGAATCTATTGATGTTTTTACAGGAGTAGATAATACGCTTGAAAAGGTAACTGATACAGTTGTTAATGCAACAGATGGTATAATAAATTATGCTAAATCAACTCTTAAAGCAGCAACTGATATTGTTGAATTAAATAAAGCATCAGAAAAAGCAGCAGCATTAAATCAAGGTTTAATAGAGGATTATGATAGACAAGCTGAAAAGCAAAGACAATTAAGAGACAATGAGTTTAATACTATTGAAGATAGAATAAAAGCAAATGATAAATTAAAAGTTGTTTTATTAGAGCAACAAACATTAATGAAAGCAAATGCACAAGCGATAGTAGATGCTGCACAAGCTCAATTTGATAAAAATGATTCAGATGCAAATGCTATAGCCTTACAAGAAGCATTGAATGAACAAAAAGCAATTGATGCAACTATTACTGGCTTTATGTCAGAACAAGACTCAAATGCTAATGCACTTAAAAGAGAAGCTTTAGAGTTAGAACAATCTAATATAGATGCTACTGCTGAAAGACAAATTGCAAATCAAGAATTTGTAAATAGTAGAATACAAGGTGAATATCAACAATTGTTAGTTGCAAAAGAGCTTGCTGAAGAAGAATTTAAAATTGAAACAGAAAGACTAGAAAGAAAAAGAGATCTTTACAAAAAAGGTACTCAAGCTTATGCTGATGCAAACAATGAACTATTAAACTTTCAACAAGAAAACGCAAACGAACAACAAGAGATAGATGAATTAACAGCAAAAGCAAAACTAGATCTTGCATCAAATGCTTTAGGTAATTTAGCAACAATATTTGGTGAAGAAAGTAAAGCAGGTAAAATAGCAGCTATAGCACAAACAACTATAGAAACTTATAAAGGAGCTACAGCAGCTTATTCATCTTTAGCAGGTATACCAATAGTTGGTCCAGCACTTGGAGCAGTAGCGGCAGGAGCGGCAGTGGCAGCTGGATTTGCTAACATTAAAAAGATACAATCAACTGGTCCTTCTGTTCCAGAAAGTGCTACACCAAGAGGATCAACAGCACCACAACCACCATCTTTTAATGTAGTAGGAACATCACCAGAAAATCAACTAGCACAAGCTATTGGAGATAAAGAACAAAAACCAGTTAAAGCTTTTGTAGTTAGTAATGATGTAACAAATGCACAAGCACTCGATAGAAATATTATAGATAGTGCATCAATTGGATAACAAAAAATAAATATATTTATTGTAATAATATGGACATAGTAGAACTTTTTATAGACGAAAATGATGAGGTTTCTGGAATAGAAGCTATTAGTGTAGTTGAAAGCCCAGCTATTGAGTCAGATTTTATAGCACTTAAAAATCAAGAATTTAAACTTGCAGAAGTAGATAAAGAAAAGCGCATTTTAATGGGTGCAGCTCTAATACCTAATAAACCTATATATCGTAGAAATGGTAAACAAGAATATTATATTTACTTTTCAAAAGATACGGTAAGAAAAGCAAGTGAGTTATTTTTTATTAGAGGTAATCAAAACAATTCTACATTTGAACACCAATTGCCTTTACAAGGGTTAACAGCAGTAGAATCTTGGATTGTAGAAAGTGAGCAGGATAAAAGTAGAGCATACGATTTAAATGTACCAATTGGAACCTGGATGGTTTCTATGAAGGTAAATAATGACGATGTATGGAAACAAGTTAAAGCTGGTGAAGTAAAAGGATTTTCAATAGAAGGTTATTTTGCAGATAAAATAGAAAGACCAAATGAACCAGTTAAAGATGATTTGTCTGAATTAGAAGATGAATATTTACTAGAAGAATTAAAAGAAATTCTAGAAGAGCAAAACTTAGAGTCTTATTCGGATTACCCTGATGCAGTTTCTAATAATGCAAAACGTGGTATTGAGCTAAATAAGAAGATAAATAATAAATGTGCTACACAAGTAGGTAAAGTAAGAGCTCAGCAATTAGCTAAAAAAGAACCTATAACGGTAGAAACTATTAAAAGAATGTTTAGCTATTTATCAAGAGCAGCTGAATATTATAAAGAAGGAGACAATGAAGCATGTGGTACTATTTCATATTTATTGTGGGGTGGAAAAGCAGGTTTACGTTGGGCAGGATCTAAATTAAAAGAATTAGATTTATTAGAAGCATCATTAAAAAAACCATGTCATAAAGGTTATGAAATGATAGGATTTAAAAACAAAGATGGTAAAAGAGTTCCTAATTGCGTACCAATTAAAAAATGAGAAAAAACACATCATATAGAGTACACGTACAAGATACAGATCAAACAGAAGTAGATTCTGTAAATATAGAAAATGGTGCAATGTTACGTACCGATGACTATTTGTATATGGGTCATAATAACGAAAACGTAATTGTATATCCACAAACTGGTGCAACTAATTTAGGTTGGGCAAGATATGACGATACAGAATATGATTCTAATTATAAACTAACACTTGTAGAAGATACAGAAGTGGTATTATCTAACAATGGTGGAAATGTAGTAAGAAGCCATTCAAGTATAAACTTTTATGATTCATCTACTCAAAAGGTATTAGGTGTCAATGAGAATGACGTTTATATTTTTACAGTAGCTTTTAAAGCATCTGCTGCTAATGCAAACCAAACATTCTTAGAATACAATTTAGAGGGTAGTGGTCAAATATCAAGAGTAGCAGGAACTATTGCTTACCCAAAAGGAAATGATGCAGAACACGTTGAAAACATAATGATGCAATATTACACAGATGCAACATTTGTCGCTGATGGAGTTCAATTAAAAGTTAACTCTGTTGGTGGTGATTCCTTAATATGGGATGTTATTTACTTCATACAACGTACACAAAACGCAGGATAATGAGAAACTATAAAGATAGAAACCCAAGTCCACAAAACGACAAAAGAGGATGTTTATGTAAAGACGGTAAAACCTATTCAAGAAAATGTTGTGATGGTAGCTTCCAAGCGCAAGGAATAGGAAATATAACTAAGATAGACTAAAAATATAACAAACATTTAAATAAATCATTTATATATAAAGCAATAATATGAAACCAACTGCAAATAAAATATCAACAAAACTATCTAAAATAAATGTCTCTTTAAGTTTACAGCAAGCAGAAAAAATTCTACAAGGCTTAAATGCTTATAAAAAATATGGTGATAAATTTGAAAAAGAAATTCAAGAATATAAAATGAAAATACTTGAAATTGATAGAGAAATTGATCAAGGTATAGATGAGATGAACAGGGATATAAAAAATTTAGATAAAGCTTTACAAGAAATTAGTGAAATGAAAAAAACAATTGGTAAAGATATTCCAGAGGCTCTTGGAGGTATTGAAAGAAGAGAAAAAGAAATACAATCTGGTATTAATAAATTAGAGGATTATAGTTCTATGTGGTATTATATTGCAAAAGAAGTACAAGGCCTTAAATAAAAATATAACGATTAAAGTATTAATTTATTGTAATAAATATGAAAGCGACAGATATGTTAAATAAAGTAAAAGAGCTTGTTGGGGTGGAGGCATCCGAAGAAGTTAAATTAGCACAAGCTACTCTTGAAAACGGAACTGTAATCGAAAGTGAAGAGTTTGCAGCAGGAAGTGAAGTATTCATTGTAACAGAAGATGAAAAGGTAGCTTTACCGATAGGTGAATACACTCTTGAAGATGGCGAAATGCTTAAAATAGAAGAAGAAGGTGTTATTGCATCTATTGGAGCAGCGGAAGAAGTTAAGGAAGCAGAAGCATCCGAAGAAGTAGAAGCTGCTGAAGAAGAAAAAGAAGAAATGAAATATGCAACTAAAGAGGATTTAGCAGAAGTAAAAGCTATGATTGATGAAATTAAAGCAATGCTTGATCCAAAAGAAGAAGAAAAAGAGGAAATGAGTGAAGAAGTTGCTAAAGTTGCTGAAGAAAAAGTAATGGAAGAGTTATCAGTAGAAGAACCTATTGCTAAAGTAACTCACAATCCTGAAGCTGAGACTAAAAATAATTTAAACCTATTTGCACAAAAAAGAACATTGACTACTGCAGATAGAGTACTACAAAGAATTTCTAATATTAAAAAATAAATAAATTATGCCAACTACTACAAGTATTACAACTACTTATGCAGGTGAATTTGCAGGACAATATATTTCTGCTGCACTTTTAAGTGGTTCAACAATTGAAAATGGAGGGATTACAGTTAAGCCTAACATTAAATTTAAAGAAGTATTAAAAACTGTATCTACTGATGATATTGTAAAAGATGCATCTTGTGATTTTGATGCTACTTCTACTTTAACACTTGACGAAAGAGTGTTACAACCTGAGTATCAGCAAGTGAACTTACAACTTTGTAAAGCAGATTTCCAAAATGATTGGGAAGCTATTTCAATGGGTTATTCTGCATTTCAAAACTTACCTTCATCTTTTAGTGATTTCTTGATTTCTCACGTTGCTGCTAAAGTAGCGCAAAGAACTGAAACCTCTATTTGGGAAGGCTCTACTGCAACAAGCGGACAATTTGATGGGTTAACTACTCTATTGGATGCAGACACTGCACACACAGGAGGAAACAAAATCGCAGGAACCACTGTTGATGCTGCAAACGTAATTGCACAACTTGGTTCTATTGTAGATGCTATCCCAACTACTATTTATGGATCTGAAGATCTTAATATATATGTATCTCAAAATATCGCTAGAGCTTATGTAAGAGCTTTAGGAGGATTTGGAACATCAGGATTAGGAGCTAATGGTACAAATGCTATGGGAACTCAATGGTGGAACAACGGAAGTTTAACTTTTGACGGAGTTAAAATCTTTGTTGCAAACGGATTAGCAGATAATACAGCAATCGCTGCTGAAAAATCTAATCTTTATTTTGGTACGGGATTATTGTCTGACCAAAACGAAGTTAAAGTAATTGATATGGCTGATATCGATGGTTCTCAAAATGTGAGAGTCGTAATGAGATTTACAGCTGGAGTACAATACGGAATCGTAAGTGAAATCGTATCTTACGGAATCTAATATAAAAATAAACTAACTAAAGAGGGTGGGTAAGCCAAATTTGTGCCTACCTGCCCTTTTTTAATACAAAAAAACTATGGCTTGTGATTTAACAAAAGGTAGAAAAGAACCATGTAAAGATGTAGTTGGAGGTTTAAAAGCAGTTTATTTCGTTGATTTTGGCGATTTAGGTACTGTAACTAAGACTGACGATGAGATTACAGATTTATCAGGAACTTTTTCTGCATACAAATATGAATTAAAAGGTGGAAGTAGCTTTGAACAGGCTATAACGTCTTCAAGAGAGAATGGAACTACATTCTTTGATCAAACATTGTCTTTATCTCTTAAGAAATTAACTAAAGAAGATAATAAAGAATTGAAACTTTTAGCTTACGGTAGACCACACGTAGCAGTAGAAGATTATAACGGAAATGTATTTTTAATGGGGTTAGCACATGGTTCTGACGTGAATGGAGGAACAATTGTTACTGGAGCTGCAATGGCAGATCTTTCTGGATATACTCTTACATTAAATGCACAGGAATTAGAACCAGCTAATTTTGTTAGTGGTGCAACTGCAGCAGATCCTTTTGCAGGAATGGCTAGTGCAACTGCAACAATTATAGAGGGTACTAACTCTTAA